AACCCGCCTGCATATCGGGAACGTGCCGCAGCACGCGCCAAGGTCAATCAGAAGATGGCCGACGACATTCAGGCGACACTGGACGAATGGGGATAAGCATATGAACGAAGAGCTGTCAGCGACCGGCACCCGCCTGATCAATCTCCGTGCGAAATTGCAGGCTCGAAAGGGCAAGCCCGGCATGGAGAAAAATTGCGAGGCTATCGAAGCCGAAATTGCCCGGCTGGAGGGATCCACACGGACACCGGCAAAAGGTAGTACGGTTGCTGACAGCGATGGGAGTGACGGCGCATAAATTTGTGGTATAGTCGGAAGCATCCAATAGGTGATATTATGATGACCGACATGCCCATCCGGCTCCAGAAACTCGACAAGGCGGGGCTTAGTCCGCGCGACATCCTCATTTTGTACGTGGTTAAAAACAAGCCCGGCATCAACGGTATTGAGACTGCCCACATCCTCAACCTGCGTTCGCACTCATGCGTGCAAACCCAATTTCGACGGATGATCCGGCAGGAGTTGATTGAAGATCGTCGGCTGGAGGCAAAAAAGGCCACGTCCGCATATTATCACATCACATCGAAGGGGGAAAAACTTCTCGATGAAATCATAGGATAGAGAAAATGGAAAAAGGCGTGATTTTGAAAGGGGTGCGCAAGGCTTACGCATCAAAAGGCGACGATGCCACCCTATGCAGGTTCGTAAAAATTCCCGGCGAGCACAAGCCGCGAAATCACAACCCAAGACTGCCCGGTTTTGAGCTGGCTTTCGTGCAGGAAGGGCGGACCAAGTTTCCAAAAACCGTAGTGCAGCCGGGCGACGTAACCAATATGCTGACGACCGGCCACAGCAATGTGAAAATTGGCCGTGATGTCCGGAAGGGCAAGCATCGCGGGTACTGGATCTATACCTTGTCCCTGGAGGAACGGAAGACATGCCCGAATACATGCCAGCATTGGCAAACCTGCTACGGGAACAACATGCCTTTCGCCAAGCGGATGGATCATACTCATCCCGCATTTCTTACGACGCTCGAAAAAGAAATTGACGCTTTGATCAAAGGTACGCAGCGTTGTAATTCGAAGGCAACCGGCATCCTTATTCGCCTGCACGCGCTTGGTGATTTCTATTCGGTGGATTATGTGTATTTCTGGTTGCGGATGCTACGCAAACATTCTCGCCTAGCCCTATACGGTTATACCGCCCGAAACATTGACGATGCTATAGGCGATGGTATTCATTTGCTCAATTCTGCCTTTTCCGACCGATGCCACATCCGGTTTTCCAACGGCGGTTACACAAACAGGTCAACTATCTCGATCAATCGGGAAGATAGCCGCCCCGAAAACTCCTTTATTTGTCCCGAACAAACAGGTAAAACCCTGTGCTGTGCTACATGCGGCGCATGTTGGTCCACGACCAAGAATGTCGCATTTCTCGAACACTAGGAGAATGATCATGGCAAAGGGATCAGTTAAGAAATCAGGCTCATTCGCAGGCAAGAAATCCGGCACGGGCGGAGGAATGGCGCAGACTAAGCGGGCGCAATCCTCGAAGAAAATGGCCGATGTCGGTTTTGGTATATCGTGCAAGCGCAGAAAGCAATATTGATGTCCGACGAACCTACCAATCTCAACGTAGCTCGATTCAATCGAAAGACCGACCCGGCCGACCATGAGCCGGTTACGGCGCTCGATGCTGCCTATGAGTGGATCAAGACCCTTGATCATAAGCCGGACCATATCATTGTGTTGGTTGGTCGAGATATGCCGGACGGGTCGAGCGGGACACGCTTCTTTCAGGCAGGCAGTTACCGTCACCATGCGCAGCAAGGCTTGTGCTCCGAGGGCGCATTGATGATACGGGGAAGTTGATGACTGACACTGACGCCGATATCGACAAAACCCGCACGGATTTGATGGTGCCGCCGCGCGACGTTGCGCGCCTGCCGATGATATCGGCCGAAGCCTATCAGCACGTTGGCCGGTTCGCGGGCGCACTCGTCATATCGTGTTTCGAGCAGATTGGTGGCCTCCCACGCATGGCGAAATGGGCAGACGGCAACCCGACCGATTTCTATACGAAGCTCTTCCCCAAGGTTATTTCTCGAAGCCAGCAAGTCGATGTAAGCGGGACGTTGACCATCGACGACGCAATTTCACGGCTCGAACGCATAACCGATGTCGAAGATGCCGATTTCACGGAGGTAACTCCCAAATACGACCTCTAACAGCCGGAAGGAGAACACGGCAATGATACCTAAAAATGGATGGAAAGACATGGATAGTGCGCCGCAAGATGGCACTATTCTGATCGCGCGATACATCGCATGGAATAAGAACGGGCAACCTGATCAAATCCATGCTGTTCAATGGCTCTGCGACGATAAGGGGCAAAACTGGACGTGGCGCCACCCGTGGACGCCCGGCCGTACCGCGTATGCCCATAGCTGGATGACATACGAAGAATTCAAAGCGGCACAGATTGAGGAAGAAGCTCAATCACAACGTGCGGCATCGCCGGAGTTTGACCTATGACAAAACCATGCCCACGTTGTGCAACAATGGAAGATTTGTTGGAGACGGCTCGCATACAGGTTGAACATGCTCGCCAAGAGGCAGAAAAAGCGGATGATGAAGCCACGGCGCATAAGGTTGAAATGCTCCGTCTCCGGATGTGTGGATCTCGCGAAGATTATGCACTCATTAAAAAATTTCAGGCACGTGCGGAAGCAGCCGAAGCACGTTTGAAGGAAGCAGGATTATGAGCGCGTCGGATCGTAAGGAAGCCTCGAAGCGATTGGGTCTCGCAATTCGAAACCGCTATGAAAAACTGGTGACGGCGGTTGGCGAAGATGCAATCGTGATAGCAACGACCGATCTTGCCCAGGTCATGTATGAAAATGTCGAATTCGTGATTTGGGCACTGCTAAAGCAAGGCGGTCTCAATCCACCATTGCCGGAGCGGTTCAATAAGATATCCGCACAAGGTCCACGACCCGCTGCTAATTCGGATTTGCCGACGCTGCCACCTGAATTGACTGGTGATCAGTCCATAGCCGATCTTCCCTGCACCTGTCCGCCGCTCGAAGCTGGAATTATCGGTCGGGATCGACACATGGCGGCTTGCCCAAAATACGAGGGTTGATATGGATTTGCAGAAGGTAGCCGAAGCGGCCGGTATTTCGGTCGATGAAGTACGGGAACGCTGGCTATCTCTGCGTGTCGCGCTGTGGAAAGCCGATTTCAAGCGATTTGCACGCGAGGCGCTACGCATCCGTACCAAGTCCGGCGACTTGGAGCCATTATCCCTGAATGCGGCACAGGAAATTCTCCATAACGCTGCCGAAGATCAGTTGGCAGATGAAGCATGGGTGCGTCTCGCCGGATTGAAGGGACGGCGGCAAGGATTTTCGACCTATGTTGCCGCACGCGGATACTGGCGAGCGACCTTATGGGATCGGCAGAAAATTTATATCCTCTCGCACGAGATGGCATCCTCAAATGTGCTTTTCGACATGGTTGCGCTCATGCAGCAAAAGCACCCTTTCCCACCCCAGGTTGGTACAGATAACGCCAAAGAGCTGGAATTCGTCAAGCGGGGCTCCAGCTATCAGGTTGCGACGGCCGGGCAGAAAGCAGGCGGGCGCGGTGGTGCCGTGACCTTCTTCCACGGCTCGGAAGCCGCGTGGTGGACGAACGCCCCCGATCACTTTGCAGCATCGGTGCAGGGTGTGGACGAAGTGCGAGGCGTTTGGGGTGTTCTATGGCGTGAGCCGATCAATCCGCTTCCTTTTGAGCGCGGCAAGGGTGAAATCTATGGATGGGTGAAAGCCCCTTCCGAAATTTGGCTGGAGACTACTTCTGCCGGACCTACTGGTGAATTCTGGCGCCGGTATTCTGACGCTATGAAGAAGATCGGTCGCTACCGTGCGGTTTTCGTTCCGTGGACGGTCCAGCCGGAATATCATGAACACGGCGATTACACCCCGATGGCCGAGCCGGAAGAAGAGGGGGAGCTTTCCGAGCTGGAGTATCAAGAGCTTCACGGTCTTTCGGATAGTCAGATGCTTTGGCGCCGGTCAAAAATTCATGAATTAGGATCGATCGGTAAATTCCGGCAAGAATATCCAATCGACGTGACCGAGGCATTCGCCGCCGCAGATATCGAAGGGGTTTTCATTAAACCTGCACTCGTGCTCCGTGCCCGCAAGCGCAAAATGGAGGATCCCGACGCCCCGCTGATTATCGGCGTTGATCCAGCCGGAAGCGGAGGCGACCGATTTGCAGTTGCATGGCGGCGAGGCGACAAAATCATCAAGATCAAATATCGCCAAGGGCTCACACATGATGACGCGGTGGCGTGGCTTTCGTCGATCCTCGACGAAGATAGACCCAACCGCATGTGCATTGATCGCGGTTCCATCGGGCAGGCTATCGTTTCCGCACTTCGCAACATGAACAAGCGGTATTCCGATATAGTCAAAGGGATCGATTTTGGAGGCACCTCCAGGTTCAAGCAGGCAACCCCGCGACGGGCAGGACCGTGGAACCGGCGTGCCGAGATGTATGGAGATTTCAAAGACTGGTTGCAGGAGGGTGCAATACCCGACGATGACGATCTAGCATCCGATATCAGCGGCCCTAAGCAAAAATGGCGCGCGAATAATGACTGGTTGCTGGAGAGCAAAACCGAAATGAAGGCCAGAGGTATCCGATCTTCCGACTTGTCGGATGCGTGCGTTTTGACCTTTGCCACACGAGAATATTTTGACAGTTGGAGCAAACCTGATAAGTCAAAGGGCTTCAAAGCCGGTGTACCAGAGCAACTTAGGATCGACACGGCGGAAGATCATGACTGGCTCTGGCAGCATGGTGATAGTGGCACCGCCTGGATGGCTTGAAGGGAGCATGGGATATGGCCGGGATTCGAGATAGTTTGGCGGTGGAAGATCGTGAAATTCCGCGCCCCCGTAGAAGGATACCCACCGGCTTCGATAGCGTTGACGACTTTTTGGAAGATATGCGCAAAAAGTACGAGTGGGGCTATAATTTCAACGAACATAATATTTTAGCAGGAAAAGAGGACGCGAAATTCGCGGTCGGCAACCAGTGGGATCCGATAGTTGAGCAGCGCCGACGCGATCTCCGTAAGCCGGTTCTGACTTTTAACCGCCTGATCGCTTTTGTTGCGCAGGTGGTCGGCAATCGTCTCATGAATGAGACGGAAATTCGTGTGCATCCCGACAAGGCAGGTACGAAAGAGATTGCGCAGCTCCGTGAAGGTCTTATCCGGTCGATTTTCAAGAATTCCCATGCCGATTTCGCCCGCGACGAGGCCGCAAAATACCAGGTGATCGGCGGTGAAGGATACTTCACGCTGCGTATGGAGTATGCCGGAGACGATGTTTTCGAGCAAGAAATCAAGCTAGGTGCCGTCACCGATCCATATTCAACCGTGCTCGATCCCCTCGGTATCGAACCGTCCGGCGAAGATGCTCAATGGGGTTTTGTCAGTGACGACATTCCACAGCAAGAATTCAAGCACCGCTGGCCTTGGGCAGCAGAAAATTCCTTCCTTGGCGAGCGTCAGTGGAACCAAAGCGGTTTTTGGCTGACAGAAGATACTGTTCGTATCGTCAGTTATTGGAGAATGGTTGTCGAGGGTACAAAAGTCCTCGCGCTTTACCAGGACGGTACAGTCCATGATGTCACCGACATGGAGGAATTTGAATACGCTCCTTTTGTCGAAACACGTTCGGACGGCTCTCCCTATACTCGTGAAGTCCCTAATCGTTTTGCACGGCTCTATTTGTGTGCCGGTAACGAAATTCTTGAAGGACCATACGATTATCCGATTTCTTCTATTCCGATTTATCGTGTGCCTGGATGGGAAGTCAACGATGGTGAAAAGATACATCGTTGGGGTCTCATCCGTTTCCTGAAAGACCCTCAACGGCTCCACAACTATTGGCGCTCGACGGTTGCGGAGCAACTGGTTGCCGCGCCGCGCAATAAGTGGCTCACTACTCCGGAATCGGTCAAAGGTCATGAGGCCAAATGGCGCCGGGCTCCGTCGAGCGATGATCCATTTTTGTATTACAACGATGGTGAGCAAGCACCTGTGCATGTTCCACCGCCCGGCATTGATGCTGCGCTTGTCAACGAAGCAGGCATGGCAACGCAGGATCTCAAGGATATTTCGAATATCCATGAAGCTGCGCTTGGAATGCCGAGCAATGAGGTTTCCAAGGTTGCTATTCAGCAACGGCAGATGGTTTCCGATGTCGGAACCTATGTCTATGTGGATCGTCGGCGTATCGCTGATCAGAGGTGTGCGAAGAACATCAATGAGCTGATCCCGCACATTTACGACACGAAACGCATGGTCACGGTAATTGGTCGAGACAATAAATTGATCATGACCGTTATCAATGATCCAAGTCAGCCGAATTCCGATGTGACGATAGGCAAATATGGTGTTACCGTAACGGTTGGACCGGCCAGCGAAACCAAGCGGGCGCTCGCGAACGAACAGATGATGGCGTTCGTCAATGCATTGCCGCAGACGGCCGAACCTGTCATGCATCTGATCGCAGAGGCGCAGGATTGGCCGATGAGCGGCCAGTTTGCCAACATCTTCAAGACGATCATTGCGGCTAAATACCCCGGCGTAATTTCGCCGGATGAGATGACGCCGGAGATGAAGGAGATGCAGTCTCAAAATCAGCAAGTGCAGGCGATGCAGCAGCAGCTTGAACAAGCGATGGCGCAGACGGAGCTTGCCGGAAAACAGGCGAAAGCGGCGAATGATGAAGCCCGTGCGCGCTTGGCCGAAGCGCAAGCATACAAAGCAATTCTCGATGCCCAATCACGGGCAAAGGATGTCAGCGGGAAAAACGAAGAGCGCGATTTCAATCAGGTAATGAGTGTGCTCGATCAACATAATTCCTTGGAAGCCGAAGACAGGGCTTTCGATTTCCAGAGGGACCAATCTACGCAAGCCCTGACAAATGGAGAACAAGACAATGAACTTGCCAGCGAATGAGGGCAGCACTGCCGAATTTGACGATTTCGTAGCTTCCGGAGAAGTCGAGGTTAGCCCCGGCGCGAAAAGCGAAACCTCGAAGGAAAAAGAACCGGCCGGAGACGAAAATCAGGACGACAATCAAGGCGCTGATCAGGGCGACGATGGTGAGGATAAGTCGGGCAACGTCAACGATCAGGGCGACGATCAGGATGGCGACGACCAGGACGGCAAGGAAAAGCCGCAGAAAACACCTCGCGATCATCAAATTGAGCGGTTGAAGCGGGAAAAAGCCGAGCTTGCCCGTCAACTTCGCGAAGCCAATAATGGTGAAATATCCAAACGTCTCGAAGCTCTCGAAAAAGGCTTGTCGAACGGCAATACTGGTGTTAATCAGGATGCCGGGACACCTGCACCGGATCCTACCGATGTAGAAAAGTACCCGCTCGGCCACCTCGACGACCGTTATATCGAGGATAAGCTGGAATGGTTGGCTGACAAAAAAGCCGCCGAAAAAGCTGATACGGTCCTGCAACGTCAGCAGGAGCAAGATCAGATCGCCGCCGCTGAAAGGCAGGCAGAAGAGCTGATCGAAAAAGTCGATATTCTTTCGACGCGCGGCACCGAGCTTTACGAAGATTTCCATGAAAGCGTGATCGAAAGTGGGATGAGGGGCGATTGGAACCTCACTCAAACGACTTTTGAAGCTGCATACGATGCCGAGAATGGCGGGCAGATTCTCTATGAGCTTTCCCAAAATAAAGCGGAAGCTGATCGGGTCTCCAAACTTTCTCCGTATCAGCAGTTGCAATTCGTGGCGAAGCGCGATGCGGAAATCAGTCAGGGGAAAACCCCCCGGAGAATTCCCAAGGCCGACGCACCGCCCGAACACAATGCGCGGGGGGCAAACTCGCGGACACAGATTAACCCGGCCACAGATGATCTCGATGCTTTCGAGAAGTTGTGGGCGAAGACGCCAAAACAGTAATTTGCGGCATCGGGATACTCCGATCCGCTTTTTGAAGGAAGGAGTATCCCGATGGGAACCGTAACATCAGACCAACAGAAACTCGTTCTCAACGCCTTTTCGATGCTGTTGCAGAACAATCTCGTGACCGCCGATGCGGTGACGTGGAACGAGATGGATGGTGAAATGGATGACCTTAACGGTCTCCAGGTCATCGAGCAGACGCGCCCCCGTTACAACGTCACCCGCACCACAAACGGTGTGAAGGATCTTTCGGCCGGTACGGACGGCACTGTGTTTGGTTCGGAACTGTTCCTGATTGACGGTACATTCAACGTCAACATGGGTTGGTCGGACTTCGTGAAGATCAAATCCGTAGGTGATGCCCGCCAGAGCGCGGCGCTTCTCGGCGCCTCCATTTCGATGGCGGAAAAGATCGACGCCTATATCATGCAGATTGCGGCGCTCGCTTCGGCTGATTGGGTCGGTGACGGTACTACCTCCATTGACGAGTGGATCGACGCCGCAGCCGCGTACACTCGTGTCAAGGAAAACGGTGTCGATGACAGCGATCTTTCCTATGTCATGAACTACACCGATCAGATGAAGCTCGGTGATCAGATCGTCAAGCTGCCTGCACCGGATGCATTCACCACGGAAACGTATCGCAAGAGCTTTTCCGGCGAGCTGAATGGCATTCGGACGCTGTTCACCAACCAGCTTCCGATCCTCACGACTGGTACTCGTGCGGCAACCGGCGCCTCGCTGATCAACGGCGCTGCACAGAACGTCAACTATTCGGCAGTCGCCAAGGCGGGTGCATCGAACGGTCTCCGCATGTCGCAGACGCTTTCCATTGACGGCTTGACCGCAGGCCATACCGTCAAGGCGGGCGAAGTGTTCACCGTTGCCAACGTGCTGGCTTATGACAACCGGAAACAGGCGAACGTCTCTCCGGCTCGTGTCCAGCAATTTACGGTGCTTGCCGATGCTACCGCGAACGGTGGCGGTGCGATTGCCGCACTCTCCATTTTCCCGGCGATGATCGTTCCCGGCTCCGGTGCAGGCGACGATATCAACATCAATACGGCGCACGCCACGGTCAACGCGGCTCCGGCCGACAATGCCGCGATTACATGGCTCGGTGCAGCCAGCACGGCACTTTCGCCGCGCGTCCTGATCCAGAAGCCCGCCATTGTCGTGAGCACCGCGCAGCTCATCATGCCTGCCAATGCGCCAGACGCGATGCGCCGCAAGTTGAAGAAAGTGCCGATTTCGGTTCGCATGTGGCCGAACAGCGACTTCAAGACGGGTGATCACGGTGTTCGTTTCGACGTGGCTTTGAACGCGAATATTCGTGATCGCAACCGCATCTGCCGCATGAACGGTCAGTGATTTGAAGAGGGAGGTTTTCGGACCTCCCTTAATTTCGGAGAATTTATATGTTTTGTCCAAAAGGTCCATCTGCAACAGCAACTAATGGAAATCCTGCGATAATATCTTTGTCCGGACTTAACCGGGATAATTGTGTATTGCGTTTGGGAATTTCAGGAGGTGTTGCAGCAGAGGTAACATTTTCAGGGCATTCTTCTTTCCTTGTTTATGGAAACACGGAAAGCCATTTTCGAGCACCTTCCGATTCTTCCTCTGTAACTATTTCGGTAAGTTCATCGAATGGACAGGCAAACGGGATCATGGGTGAGAGTATTTAAGGGGTCAGCGGCACCGCCCTGTTCTCCAGGCGTAAGGCTGACGGCCCCCGACCAGTGCCCGCTCGGTCGGGGGTCTTTCCCTTTGAATTGAGGAAATCGTTATGGCTATCAATCCCGCAACGTCCGTTTACGGCACAAATCAAATCAAGCCTCTTACCGCAGTGGTCGATATCGATATGCGGGCGGC